TTGCAGGAGATTATTCCAATTTTGATGGAACTCTACCTGTCCAATACGTTGAAGTTGCCGTGAAGATCATGTGCGACTGGTTACTTGTTAACTGGGAAAATATAGTCAAAGCAAATCGTAATGTGGTATGCAATCGAAATTTAACTAAAGAACAATTTTTCGACTTCATATATAAATTAGGAATGGAATGTTTTAATCATTTGCATATTGCTAACCATGAAGAAGCGAAGGGCGCATTGGTTTATTTCGTTCGCAATGGTATACCTTCTGGTTGCCCTGCGACGGCTATACTTAATAGTATAGTAAACCATTGTGTCTTGGCTGACTCTTGGTTGTCAATTATGCAAGATGACCCTCTTCATGAACATTTAGCAACGATGAGTGCGTTTTTTGAGCACACATCGTCTATTTTTTATGGAGATGACTTCATTATGAATATACGACATTCTGTTATAGACTTGTACAACCAGGAAACTATTACACAAGTACTTAAAACTAATTTAGATATGGACATGACCGACGAAGCAAAAACAGGTGACATTGTAAAGGCTCGAAAACTAGCTGATGTCTCTTTTCTCAAACGCAAATTTCGCTTTGAAGAGAGCATTCAGCTATGGGTTTCCCCTATAGATATCAATGTGCTCCTTGATGCACCGAATTGGGTTCGTGCGGGTAATGCTTCTGCATTACAGATATGTGTCGATACCTTATCAACATATTGTCTCACCGAACTTGCCCTCCATGAACGTGATGTGGATGAATATTGGCGACCAAAAATGGTAGCTTGTGGACTAAACATCACTCGTGGTACTGGAATTACTTTTAATCCTGATAGTAGGCGATCTGTATTAGCCAAATTCAGGAACGAACAATTGAATACAGAAATTAACTTTTAGTGTGATCTTTATATTATAATGTTAGATATATGGAAAATTAATATAATTGCTACTAAATTATAAGGCTTAGTTATTTAACTTTACTTATTAAGATGGCCTATGGCAGCCCCATTAAAATCTAGATATATATCAAATGTCGTTAATTGGTTAGGTAGCTATTAACGTCAGAAATTTACCTGCAAACTTTCAAAACACTCAAAATTACACTCAACAACAACAAATTCTCCAATTTTCCTCTGAAGGTATTGCACCAAACTCAGATGTACATCTTGATCCAGTCTCATATAGCCAAGCCTTTATGGATTGTGTCAATGATGGTCGTACTCATAATATTATTTCCTTTTTGGAAAGACCTATTATGATGACAACAGCTGCGTGGGCAACTACAACTGCTCCTGGTACAGTACTTCAACAATATGAATTACCCTGGGATTTATTATTCAAGGATATGTATAAAACTAAGGTTGATCGCTTTTATGGTTTTCGTGCCGATTGCATGATTAGGGTACAAGTTAATTCTCAACCCTTTCAAGCTGGCCGTTTACTATTGAGTTGGATACCTGGTTATCGTTACCTTGGTAATAAACAACAATATTATTCTTCCTCAACAACTTCTGCAGCAAGTAACGTTAAATTTTTACCTGCTATCACTGGTTCTCCTCATGTAGATCTTGATTTATCAACCTGCACTGAGGCTACTATTTGTGTGCCGTATATTAGTCCTTATTTTTTTCTGAATTAACTAATGGTATTGGATCAATGGGCCGTTTCCAGTTAGCTGTTTACTCTCCTTTGAGTGATGTTTCTGGAACTGGTACAGTAGACTATACTATTTTTATGAATTTTAAAAATATACAACTTAGGTACCCTACTGGTTTACCTTTGACTGCA